CTAATACGGTAACAAATACGCCAACTAACACCGCAACAAATACGCCAACTAATACCGCAACAAACACACCAACTAATACTGCGACAAATACGCCAACTAATACCGCAACAAACACACCAACTAATACCGCAACAAACACACCAACTAATACTGCGACAAACACACCAACATCTACACCAACTCAGACACCAACATCTACATTAGGTTCAACACCAACCCAAACACCAACTAATACAGAGACTCCAACACAAACTCCGACACAAACACAAACTCCGACACAAACACAAACTCCGACACAAACACAAACACAAACTCCAACCCCAAGTGAACCACCAAGATATGCGTTCTCAGTTATCAAAGGTGGTACATATGATGAGGCTTGTGGTAATTATGGAACATCAACTACCATATATGGTATTGAAACTATATTCGACCAAAACAATTTCTTCTACAATTCTCCGTCAGGTCCAGTAACCGTTGATATGACAGGTTACTACCAACAATCTGCACAAGTTGTTGAGTTGGATTCATCAGGTAATGAAACAGGTGGGTATTCAATATGCGTAACACTTACACCTACACCTACCCAAACACCAACCCAAACTCAAACTCCAACTCAAACTCAGACTCCAACTAACACAGCAACAAATACACCTACCCAAACTCAAACTCCGACTAATACCGCAACCAACACACCTACACCAACTCAAACTCCAACTCAGACTCAGACTCCAACAAACACAGCAACAAATACCCCAACTAATACTGCAACAAATACACCAACTCAGACACCAACTAATACTGCAACTAACACTCCAACTAATACCGCAACAAATACACCTACTCAAACACCAACAAATACTCCAACAAATACCGCAACTCAAACACCAACAAACACTGCCACCAACACACCTACTCAGACACCAACTAATACTGCTAGTAATACGCCAACACCAACTCAAACACCAACAAATACTGCAACAAATACACCAACCAATACCTCAACTCAAACTCCGACTCAAACTCCGACTAACACGGCAACACAAACACAGACACCAACTAATACCGCAACACAGACACCAACAAACACGGCATCAAATACTCCAACACAAACCCCAACTAATACAACAACACAAACACAGACTCCAACACAAACACAGACTCCAACTAATACCGCAAGTCCAACACCAACAAATACAAATACACCGTCAGTAACACCTACTGACACACCTCAAGGGGCTAAAAAATATTTAGTACAAGATTGTTCTTCAGGATTTGTTGGTCAGTTTGGTATTTATGATACTTTACAGACGGGTAAAATCTATAAATTAGATGTAATTAATGATGGTGTTTCTTGTTACACGATAATATCAACAACAACTGCAACAGTAACCACATTCGCAGACGTTATATCGGGTCCTTGGAATAATTGTATAACTTGTTTAAATAGTTAATAAAATATTATGTCTTGTAAAAAATATACTTTAACAAACAACACCTCACAAGGTTTAACTTTTTCTTATCAAGAATGTTCCAACAATATGTGGGAATACGATATCTTATTAACACCTGGTCAAGTTAGAAATATTTGGTTAGTTAACGGAACTTTTCAAGCGGCTTTAGAGGCACAATTCACAATCACTGAAGAAGTGTTTCCACCTATTTCACCAACACCATCTCAGACTCCGACTAATACACCAACGCCATCAGTTACTCCAACGTTAACTCCTACTCCAACACAATCAGTAACACCAACACGTACATCAACCCCGACTCCAACCCCAACACAAGTAGTGTTTGAATATTCTGATTTAGGGATTGATGATACTTTGTCGGTAAATGCTTGTAATAACTATCCACAGGGAAATGCACCAAGATATTCGACAAAACTATTTTCAAATTTGATTAATGGTGATATTGTTTATTTAAATTTTGCAATGACCTCAACAACTGAAGCATCATTCTATTCTGATGGGCATAATTATATCCAAACTAACGGGTCAGGAGTTATTATAGACACTGGCAGTTGTTAATAACATATTGATGATATTTAATAATAAAGAACTACTAAAATGGCTTGTAAAAAATACATACTAACTAATAACACAGCTCAGGGATTAACTTTCTCTTATCAAGAGTGTTCCAACAATATGTGGGAATACGATATCTTATTAACACCTGGTCAAGTACGAAATATTTGGTTGGTTAATGGTACGTTTCAAGCTGCTTTATCAGCACAATTTACTATTGTTGAGGAGACATTCCCTCCTATTTCACCAACACCATCTCAAACTGCGACTAATACTCCAACACCAACTAATACAAGAACCCCAACTCCAACACCGTCTATCACCGCAACTAATACTCAAACCCCAACTAATACTCAAACCAAAACGCCTACACCAACACCAACAAATACTGTAACTAATACACCAACAAATACTGTAACTAACACACCAAGTAATACCCAAACACAAACACCAACTAATACCGCAACAAATACACCAACTCAGACACCGACTAATACTATAACAAATACATCAACTCAAACACAAACACCAACAAATACTCAAACAGGTACACCAACGCAAACACCTACAAATACACAAACACCAACTAACACTCCGACTAGTACCCAAACTCAAACCCCGACTAATACTCCAACCAACACATCATCTAACACACCAACACCAACTATTACTCAAACACCAACAAACACCGCAACTAATACTCAAACACCAACTCCAACACCATCAACAACTGAACCTGCTAGATTCCAATTTGCCGTGAATTTCGCAAATAATGCCCTTGATGCTTGTGGTAATTACGGTACGTCTATTGAGATATATGGTATAAATCAATTCTTTGACCAAAATATTTTCTTCTATGATTCTCCTTCAGGACCTGTAACAACTGATATGTCAGGTTTCTATCAGAATTCGGGTCAAGTTGTTGAGTTAGATTCTGCAGGTTATGAATTAAATGGATTCTCAATATGTCCAACATTAACACCAACACCAACACAAACAGCAACTAACACACCAACACCAACTAATACTCAAACACCAACTAATACCGCAACTAATACTCCAACTAATACTCAAACACCAACTAACACAGGAACAAGTACACCAACACCAACACCAACAAGAAATAATTATGTTTATTCGTTATCATCAGGCTCAACCGCTAACTTAGCTTGTGCGGCTAGTCCTATTACAGTTTATGGTTCGGTATCAGGTGGTGTAGGACCAAACTTAGGTGAGACATTATATCAAACAATTGACCCATTATCAAACCCTGTAGGAGTTGCATATTGGTCTAACGGTACCGCTTGGTACAGAACAGATTCTTCAGGAGTTATTGTTCAGACAGACCCTAACGGATGTTAATTCAAATTATTTAAAACAACTTTCATATAAACCCTCCACTTTATTGGAGGGTTTTTTATTTTTTAAAAAAAAGTGTAATGAAAATTTTTGTTCAAATTGCGTCCTATAGAGACCCACAACTCGTTCCAACAATTAAGAATATGTTGGAAAATGCTAAAAAACCAAAAAATATTAGATTTGGTATTGCAAGACAATTTCACCCCGATGATAAATTTGACAGTTTAGAAGAATTTGAAGGGGATAAAAGATTCAGAGTTTTAGATATTCCACACGAAGAATCTAAAGGCGTTTGTTGGGCTAGAAACTTAACACAACAACTTTATGAGGGTGAAGAATATACCCTACAAATTGACTCACATATGAGGTTCGCACCTAATTGGGATGACGAGATGATTAAGATGATTAAACAACTTCAAAAGAAAGGTCATAAAAAACCTTTATTAACAGGATATGTTTCATCATTTGACCCTGAAAACGACCCTGCAGGTAGAGTTCAAGACCCTTGGAGAATGGTTTTTGATAGATTTATTCCTGAAGGTGCGGTATTTTTCTTACCTGAAACAATTCCTGGTTGGCAAGATTTAAAAGAACCAATCCCCGCAAGATTCTATTCTGCACACTATTGTTTTACATTAGGTGAATTCTCAAACGAGGTACAACACAATCCCGAATATTACTTCCACGGAGAAGAAATTTCAATCGCCGCAAGAGCATATACTTGGGGTTATGATTTGTTTCACCCACATAAAACATTAATTTGGCACGAGTATACTCGTAAAGGAAGAACAAAACAATGGGATGATGACAAAGAATGGGTTAATAAAAATAATCACTCACACTTAACAAATAGAAAGTTGTTTGGTATGGACGGTGAAACTCAAGAAGGTCACGATGGTCCTTATGGCTTTGGTACCGTTAGAAGTTTAAGAGATTATGAAAAATATGCGGGTCTTTTATTTGAAAAAAGAGCTGTTCAGCAATACACAATTGATAAAAAATATCCGCCAAATCCATACAATTATGAGTCTGAAGATGATTGGAAAGCCGATTTCGCACAAGTATTCAAACACTGTATTGATATTGGTTATTCTTCAGTACCTGAAAAAGATTATGATTTTTGGGTGGTTGCGTTCCACAATGAAAATGATGAAACAATCTTTAGAAAAGACGCTGATAAAAATGAAATTACTTCAATGTTAAGAGACCCTGATGGATATTGTAAAGTATGGAGAGAATTCCAAACAGCAGAAAAACCTAAATATTGGGTTGTATGGCCTCACTCAGAATCTAAGGGTTGGTGTGATAGATTAACAGGAAATCTTTAAAAAATGAAGTTCAATACAATACCAAAATTTGTAGTAAATCTTGAAAGAAGACCTGATAGATTAGAATCCATTAAAAAAGAAATGGAATATCTTGAATGGGATTTTGAGTTATTCAAGGCGGTTGATACTAATAGCCACGTGGGTTGTACACTTTCCCACACGGCTATTTTAAAAATTGCGAAAGAAAGAGGATATAAAGAAGTTCTTATTATTGAAGATGATTGTGTTGTTATGCCGTATGCAAAATCTTTATTAAAAGCAATCGAAGATGAGTGTCAAGGTCTTGAATACGCAGTTTTTAACTTGGCACCAACTTTAAATAGATATGTTAATAGGAGCGAAAAACACCCACTATTAAATGATATTACTAATCTACCACCAGCGTCTCCTGAACACAGAGGTATTTTTGCAACAAATATGATATTGTATCACGAATCATCATATGATGATGTTATTTCCATAGAAGAAGATGAACGTAGAAGATTTTACGCAGTGGATGATTACATATATCAAAAAGTATATTTAAAAAAACAAAGTTATTGCCCAATTCTACCCATAGCACCACAAATTACTAATGACTGGTCAGACGTTTCACAACAAATGTGTAATAATTTTTACGGTCAAACATACAATTGGAACCTTTATAGTGAGGTAAAAATACCTAATGAGTTTATGAATAACGTAAACAATAAAACAATGAAAAAAGAAAACATTCATAAAGAATATTATTATGTCAGTTAAATTTATAACCTGTATTTACGGTGACCTATATGGGACTGAGTTAGGCGGTAGACCATCAAGATTTGGTCATTACTTAAATTCACTTCTCTCACTATTAAAAATGACCGATGCTGATTTTGTGTGTTATACCTCAACAAGAGAAATTGATAGATTAAAAAATTTCTTTTATGTTGAAAATGGTATATCTGAAGATAAATTAAAATTTGAGTTGTCTAACTTAAGAACCACAAGATATGAAACACTACTTCAAAAGTATAAAAACTATGAAGACGCTAAAAAAAGTGATAGATGTTTTGAAATACAATATCAAAAGTTTAGTTGGTGGTGGAACGAAGATAAAACATACGATTATTATTATTGGATTGATGCTGGTTTATCACATAGCGGATTAATACCGAACAAATACCTTACGGTAGAAAACGGTCCAAGAAAGTTTTATGAGTCATCGTTATTTAATAATGATTTTTTAAAAAATGTTGTAGAATTTTCAGGAGATAAATTCTTTTTGATTGGTAAAGATAATGATAGAAATTTTTGGTCTCAAACAGTTGACCCAAAATGGTATACCAATTATGATAGAACAATTCATATTATTGGTGGTATGTTCGGTGGTAAACGAGAATTATGGGAGACATTAGTACCTATGTTTGAGAATTACGCTGACAAGATTATTGAAGAGGATAAAAGACCTTTTCCTGAAGAATTGTTTATGACACTAATGTTTTACAACCATTCAGAATATTTTGTTAGAAAACATTTTGATACTTGGTGGTGTAGAGATAACGCTCCAAGAGAAACCCCTGACAGTTACTTTGTTGAAAACAAAAGTTTCTATAAAATTTTAGAAGAATTAAATAAAATCGATGAGTAAAATTACATTTGTAACCGGACTTTGGAATATTAAACGTGACTCTTTGACTGAAGGATGGTCAAGGTCGTTTGACCATTATCTACAAAAGTTCTCGGAACTTTTAAGACAAGACACTAACTTTATTATTTTTGGTGATAAAGAACTTGAAGAATTCGTATTTTCACAACCAAATAGAAATAATGAAAATACCCAATTTATTGTAAGACCTCAAGAATGGTTTAAAAATGATTTTTATGAAATCATTCAGTCTATAAGAACAAACCCTGAATGGTATAGTCAATCGGGATGGCTGCCAGAATCAACTCAAGCAAAACTTGATATGTATAACCCTCTTGTTATGTCAAAAATGTTTGTATTGCACGATGCAAAAATATTTGACAAATTTGACTCCACACATTTGTTTTGGATTGATGCAGGTATTACAAATACGGTTCATCCTGGATATTTTACACACGATAAAATTCAAGAAAAATTCGATAAGGTATTTCCAAGATTTGGGTTTGTGGCGTTCCCATATGACGCTGAAAATGAAATTCACGGATTCAAATACCCAACGATTAATGATTACGCAGGACAAGATGTAAAACTTGTTTGTAGAGGAGGTTTGTTTGGTGGATTAAAAAGTATGATAACAGACGTTAATAGTCTTTATTATAGTGTTTTAAGTGAGACTTTAGGTAGAGGTTTAATGGGCACTGAAGAATCTTTATTCAGTATTATGTTATACAGACACAACGATATGTTTGATTACCACGAAATTGATGGTAACGGACTTATCTCTAAGTTTTGTGAAGATGTTAAAAATGATACCTATAAAGTTAAAAATATTTCAGGTAAACAGTCTTATAGTGATTTAGATTATGATAACACCTCACTCTATGTAATTACATTCAATAGTCCTAATCAATTTAAAACATTGATTAAGTCTATGGAGTTATATGATGAAAATTTCTTAACAAAACCTAAAAAGAAATATCTTTTAGATAATTCAAGTGACTTGTCAACTACCGAGGAATACTCGGAACTTTGTAAGTTATACGAGTTTGAACACATTAAAAAAGATAACTTAGGTATCTGTGGTGGTAGACAATTTATCGCTGAACACGCACAAGAAAATGGTTTTGATTTTTATTGGTTCTTTGAAGACGATATGTTCTTCTATGATGGTAAAGATACTGTTTGTAGAAATGGGTTCATTAGAAATATTCAGGACCTATACAATAAGTCTATGAAGATTACCCGAGAAAACTCATTAGACTTTTTGAAACTAAATTATTCTGAGTTTTTTGGGGACAATGGAGTTCAATGGTCTTGGTATAATGTTCCTCAAACAGTTAGAGAAAAGTTTTGGCCTGAAAAACCAAACCTACCTGTTCAAGGATTAGACCCTAATGCGCCAAGAACTAAATTTGACGCAGTATATTCATATCAAGGATTACCTTATGGTATTGGTGAAGTTTATTATTGTAACTGGCCACAAGTTGTTACAAGATATGGAAACGAGAAAATGTTCTTAACAACAAAGTGGGACCGTCCTTTTGAACAAACTTGGATGAGTTACATTTTCCAAGAAACTAAAAAGGGTAATATCAAGTCGGCATTGTTATTTGCAACCCCAACTGAGCACGATAGATTTGAACATTATGACAGAAGCTTGAGAAAAGAGTCTTAACAAAGTATTTATCTTTGTATGGAATTCTTTATCAGAAAAAATGCTACTTTACCTGTATTAAAAATGCAGGTCGTTCAAGACGGTAGGTCAGGTTATTTGGAGTTGATGGACCTTTTAGAGGTTTCAGCAATATACTTCTCAATGATTAATGAGGCAACGGGTATTCCCAAGATTGTTTCAGCGCCCTGTTCTATTGTTAGTTTAATTTTGGCTGACGGAGCTCCAACAGAATATTATATCTACTATCAATTTACTGCAAGGGACACAAATACTCCTGGTAGATACAAAGGACAATTCTTAATCAAGAACTTTGAGGGTGATTTAATTGTTCCTATTAGAGAAGAGTTGTATATTAATGTTGAAGACAGCTTTATTGCAAAAACTGCTTGTTGCTAATTGACAGATTCACTTTTACAATCTATATTTATAGTTGAATGAGTAAGACAAACTCCACACGGTGTGGAAGAAAATAAGTCACTCGGTAAAACTTAAATTATGATTGAACAACAAGAAATCAAAGAATTCTTGGAAGGGAACGACCCTGAAGAATTTATCGTGGCGGTAGAATTTGATTACGCCTCAGACTCCATTTATAAAATCAAAGAAATTCCTGGTAAGGGTAAAGAAATCCGAAAAGATACATTCATTCCATTTTGTTGGGTTGGTGATTTACGTGGATTAAATTTCTACGGAAACTCCAAAGGAGCTCAAAAAGAAGCAATGTCAAAACACGGGATTGTTATTGACAAATTAGATACTCACGGTGATGAACGAATGGAAAAAGGTTTGACCTATATGGTTAAATCTTTGAAGGGGTATAGAAGTTTGATTCAGTTCTTCCGTGATGGTGGAGCAGACCCTTGGGGTGAAAAATTTAAAGATAAGATTTTGATTCTACCACCTGTAGAACAATATTTCGTTTCAAAACAAAAACGATTATTTAAGGGGTATGAAGACTATGATGACGTGTCTCGATTGGTATTCGACTTAGAGACGACCTCACTCGAACCAAGAGACGGTCGTATCTTTATGATTGGTATTAGAACAAACAAAGGTTATAATAGAATTATCGAATGTATTGATGAGACACAAGAGAAGAGCGGTATTATCGAGTTCTTCAAAGTAATTAATGAACTCAAACCAAGTATTATCGGTGGTTACAACTCAGCAAACTTTGACTGGTATTGGATTTTTGAAAGATGTAAGGCGTTGGGAATTGACATCAAAAAAATATGTCACTCATTACATCCCGAACATTCCATATCACAAAAGAAAAACTTGTTGAAACTCGCAAACGAAGTTGAGGATTTTATGCAGACTTCTATTTGGGGTTACAATGTAATTGATATTATTCACGCGGTCCGTAGAGCTCAAGCAATTAACTCATCAATCAAATCTGCGGGTTTGAAGTATATTGCAGAATATGTAAACGCAAAAGAACCAGACCGAGTTTATATTGGTCACGACTCTATTGGTAAGATGTATCAGGAAAAGAAAGAGTATTGGTTAAACATCAAAAATGGTGAGTATCGTAAAAAGGGTGACTATGTTGATTTGGATAAAAAGTTTCCTGACACTTATCTATTAACTGATGGTGCCGAATTGGTTGAACGATATCTCCAAGATGACTTGGAAGAAACCTTAAAAGTTGATAAAGAATTCAACCAAGCATCGTTTCTACTTGCATCAATGATTCCAACAACATATGAGCGAGTATCTACAATGGGTACGGCAACACTATGGAAGATGTTGATGTTAGCGTGGTCTTACAAACATAATTTGGCAATACCAGCAAAACAATCCAAGACAGACTTCGTAGGTGGATTGTCTCGTCTACTTAAAGTAGGGTATTCTAAAAGCGTATTAAAGCTCGACTTCTCGTCACTTTATCCATCAATTCAGTTGGTTCACGATGTGTTCCCCCAATGTGACGTAACAGGTGCGATGAAAGGTATGTTAAAATACTTCCGTGATACTCGTATCTTGTACAAACAACTTGCTGAGGAGTATTATGAATCTGACCCCAAAAAATCAGCATCATACAACAACAAACAGTTACCGATTAAAATCTTCATCAACTCGATGTTCGGTGCGCTTTCAGCTCCACAGGTATTTGCTTGGGGGGATATGTATATGGGAGAACAGATTACTTGTACGGGTAGACAATATCTTCGTCAAATGATTAAATTCTTTATGTCTCGTGGTTACATTCCACTTGTAATGGATACGGACGGTGTGAACTTCTCGTCACCTGAAGATGTTGATAGTCACAGATACATTGGTCGAGGATTAAATTGGAAAGTAAAAGAGGGTAAAGAGTATACGGGACCTGATGCTGACGTTGCAGAATACAACGATATTTTTATGAGAGGTGAAATGGCACTGGATACCGATGGTGTTTGGCCATCGTGTATAAACCTTGCTCGTAAGAACTATGCTCTACTTACCGATTCAGGTAAAATCAAATTGGTTGGTAACACAATCAAATCAAAGAAACTACCTGGTTACATCGAAGAGTTTTTGGATAAGGGTATTAAACTTTTATTAAAGGGTGATGGTAAATCATTTGTGGAGTATTATTACGAGTATCTACAAAAGATTTGGGACCAACAAATTCCTTTGGCCAAAATCGCTCAAAAAGCTAAAGTTAAACAAACACTACAGGACTACAAGTTTCGTTGCACACAGAAGACAAAAGCGGGGTCTCTGATGTCAAGACAAGCACATATGGAACTTGCAATTCATCACGGATTGAATGTTAACTTGGGGGATATGATTATGTATGTTAATAACGGACAAAGAGCTTCTCACGGAGATGTTGTTAAGAAAGGTGATACTGTGACGTTAAATTGTTATATGTTGAACCCTGAAGACCTTGAGAACAACCCTGAGATGACTGGCGAATACAATGTTGCGAGAGCAATTACAACGTTCAACAAACGTATTGAACCGCTTATGGTTGTATTCAAAGAAGAAGTAAGAAAGAGTCTAATTGTTGCTGACCCATCAAAAAGAGGTTTATTTACCACAGCTCAATGTGAACTTATCAATGGTTTACCTTTGGGTAATGGAGACCAAGATGAACTTGAAGAAGTTATGACAATGTCTGACGGTGAAGTTTCTTATTGGAAGAAACGAGGTCTTGAACCTGATTATATGTATGAATTAGCCGAAGAAGGTTGGGAACAACATATTTAATATTATGAAACTGAAACACATCGTTGACTTTAGTGTTAACAATCCCGAAGCCGATTTTTGGTTAATTCGTAAAGGAGATGAAACAACTGTTGGAACACCTACTCGTGAGTTTTCTCCTGAACATATTGGAGTTACGGTAACTCGTCCTGATTTGGTTATACCTGATTATCTTTACTACGTATTTCAATACCTTGTAAGTCAAGGTAAGATTGCGTCGTTATCTCACGGTACAACTAGATTAAAAAATATTACGATTAGTGATTTAGGTAATATTTCTATAAATTAGTTTGATTGACGTGGAATGGGGGTATCATCAAATTCTGTGATACCATTATTACTTAATATCTCTCTACCAATATTCTGTAATTCACCTCTTCTACAAGTAGACCAATACCAAGCGATGTCGTATTGATAAATTCTATGGTCAGTATCATACCATCTTGGTGTTCCTTCCAACTCACTACTCCAAGGATTGTCAGTATCTAACACGTTTGATTTAAAGAAATTTTTATCCCAAAGACCCATTTGATGTCCCATTAAATACCGTGAATTTTGAGTATACCTAAATAGATTATCTTCAACTGAAACATAATTGATTTCACCCCAAGCACATTTATGAAATCTCAATGAGTGTATATCAAGTTCATAAAACTTGTCCAAATATTCTTGTTTAAATTCAAATGGTGCATACGCCCAATTGTCTTCTTGCATATAAAATAGAATATCAGAAGGAACTTGTTCAAAACCTTTTTTGAGTCTATATCCCCACTCACCTTTACCTGATTTAATGTGGTTAACTTCATTAACAAATGAAGGTTCTTTTTCTTCAGTTAAGAAGTAAATTGGTCCGTGATTTGTAGTGTATTTTTTAAATAAATGGTACCAAGTGTCCCAATATGTAGAGTAGGCATCCATTGTATGGATTAAAATTGGGACTTCATTAATATTTTCTATTCTCATAGAAAAAAAATATGATTAATCTAAAAAAATTGAATATTAAGATTGTTTTAATCCATCTGATGATAAGATATACCAATTACCTGCACAGAATCTAAACTCAACACAAGCGCCCCAATCTAACATAATCTCATCATAAGCTTCATCAACTCTACCAATATCAGGTATAACTAAAACTTTAGTTAATGCTTTAACGACTACGTGGTCAGTAGTTGTACTATTTAATCTTAATTTAGAATTATCCACACTTTTTACAACAACACAAGATTCTCCTGCAGTGTCATAGTAAGCTTCAGATACGATTGATATTTCGGAAGTTTCTTGAACTTGTCCGTTAATAATTCTTTGGGATGGAATACTTTTAATAACCGCCATAATTAGATAACATAAATTTGACGAGGCATTGCCCTAAATTTCATTTGTTTATTCAGGTTTTCTGCCGTTAGAGCTTCTTTTTCCATTTGTTTTTCAGGACGTAATCTTTCAAGTCTTGCTTTTAATTCTTCGTCTAATTTAGTCTTTTCGTCTTTAGCTTCAGTTAAAAGTGACTGATAATCCATTACAAGTTCACTATCAGGGGTTTTTAAATTACCTGAGTATTTTCCTCTAACTCTCGCTAAAGTTTCTTTACAGTAAGCGGTAAACCATCTTCTAACCCATTGTTGTGCGGGAGCATTTAAATCTTCCCAACTTAAGTCTTCGATTGGAACGTCTGAAGGTAATTTGATAACGTCAGGATTGTCTCTTAAACAATCTTTTCTACTATCACCATCAACATCATAATACCAATACCATACGGCTTTACCTGCGTATTCAGAATAGTTACTCCAGTTAAAATTACCACCAGGTGTATTATACAAATGAACCATTTTTTTACCGTCCGGTAATCCTGTAATTCTATAGGTTAATGAACCACCTAAGATTCGGTTAAGAATATTTACTTCTTGATATCTAATTAGGTAGTCAAAACCACTCATCATAAAGTACGAACCTGCGTTACCATATTGTGCATAACCCGCTTGGTTACCACCAAGACCTACGCCTGCAAAACCAAAATCAGCGGTACCCCAAAGAGCCACGTTTTGCCAAGGTTGGTTTGAAAACCATAGTAATTCGTTTACCTCACGACCTGCTGGTATCTCATAAGTTTGTGTGTTGGCACTAAGAATAAAGTAATCTTTTTTAAGAACCCAAGGACCAACTGTTTGTAGACCAACAATCTTTGAATATGCATAGGTGTATTGGTCCTCAAGATTAAATGTTCTTGTAATTAGTGCGTTTGCAACTGATTTTTCACTCATATTAAGGTTAACCAAGTTAACCCATTGAGATTCTATTAACCAATCTAAAACATATTGTTCATAGTCTTGGATTGATAGTTCCATTAACGAGTCCATCATTTCATCTTCAAGTTCAACACTTCTAAGTGGTGCACCTAACTGATGTTTAATTCTCGTATAAATTTTACTTCTTTCTGGTTCTGGAATTGCTGCCATACCTATAAATAGTTTATTAAAGGTTTAAGTTGTAAATCAAATCTGACTCATCAAAAACATACTCTCCCATAACAATATTTGGTGTGTTTCTGAAGATAACAACTCTTCTCATTTTTATGTTAACAAACACCATCCAATCAACATTATAGTATCTTACTTCACCACTACCAATAATAACTATTTTACCATCGGCAGGTTTTAATTCCATAAAACCCTTTACCTGACAAGTATTTTTTTGACCATTTATGAAAACTTCTAAGTCAATTTTTTGGACGGCATCTTTGACTGAACCAGACCCTGCAGTTGTAACAACTTTTGAATTTGGTATTTTTTCGGTAATTACTTTTTTTGCAAATTCTTCTCGTTTAGACCCTTGTTCATTTGTACGAAGTAATAACGACATCATATTTTGGAATGTTGCACTTTTTGGGTCAAAAATTCTGTCCTGATATTTTTCAATATAGTTACAGAGTCTTTTCATTTCTGCAACTTGATTTTGTGGTGGTACCGCAAATGATATTGGTTCTTGACCTGAACGAGTAATAACTTTATTAATATCTTTTATTAATGGACAAATTACGGTGTAGTTTGTGTTTAAATAATTTATATCTGAACGACCTTCTTTTTCTAAATTGTATACACCCGCTAATTCACCTTTAGAATAAGGGAACCACTTGTCAGCAAATTTTCTTTTAATTATTTTATTAATTGTGTTCTTGTAAACCTCAACAACATTTTCATTAACACTAAATAAAACTCGGTAAAAATCTTTTTCTTCTTTAGAACAACTTTCAGATTTACCTTCCAAGATTAAACCTTTAACTTCTTTTATTTCAGTTAAACGAGTCTCAGACCTCATCTTGTATAACCCCTCGACAAAATCCCAATTAACTGCGGTCCAAAAGTTTTTAATGTATTCGTCTCTTTTGTTTTTGTATTTTAGATAGTAAGCGTGTTCCCATAAGTCTAAACCTAACAATGGGAATCCCCCATCCTCAATAACATTCATTAGTGGATTGTCTTGGTTTGGAGTGGACATCACCTTTAGAGTATTTTTTTTAGTAATAATCAACCAAACCCAACCTGAACCAAATCTTTCTGTTGCAATTTTTTCAAATTCTTTTTTGAATCTATCAAAACTACCAAAATCTTTTATGATTCTTTGTTTAATATCATTACCAACTTTCATCGGTTTTGGTGATAACATATTCCAAAACAATGCGTGGTTAAACGCCCCACCTGCATTATCTCTAACTGCCTTTGGATACTTTGAAATGTTTCTTATGATTTTTTCTAAATCGTTGTTTTTTGATTTTCTTTTAGAGAGTAAGTCATTTAACTTATTTACATAACCCTTGTAATGTTTGTTGTAATGAACATTCATTGTTTCGGGGTCAATAAATCTTTTCAGGGCTGTGTAGGCATAAGGTAGGTCTTCAATACCTATCTTCTTCATTTCGTTAATTAAAACTTTTACCTCTTCTTTTTTTTGTTCTTGTAAAATTTGTTTTTCAACTCTTTCTACTGATTCTTGTAAGTGTTGCATATTAAGGTATATTTCCTTATAAATAACAGGAAGATACACTTTTATCTCATTCTACTAATCTCTTTCAAAATTTCCTCAACAACATTTGTTTCATCTTGAGTATCACCCATCACGGTTCCAATAATTTTTTTCTTGTTATTGAGTATGTCATAGATGATTCCTTCGATTGTATTTTCAAAAATTGGGTAGTAAACCAAAACATTATTTTTCTGTCCGTATCGGTAAGCTCGGTCCTCAGATTGACTGTGGTCAGACGGTAAGAATGACAAATCGTTCATAATAACAGCTTCAGCTGCGGTTAGTGTGATACCCACACCTGCGGCTTTAATATTACCGACAAACACTTTTACTTTGTCATCTTCTTGGAATCTGTCAACCGAATCTTGTCTTTGCGTTTTTGACATTGACCCATCAAGACGCACCGCAGATTTACCAAAGTGTTCACATATTTTTTCTAAAGAGTTTGTAAAATTACAAAAAATGATAACTTTTTTTCCTTGTTCTATTATGTTCTCTGCAAGTTCAATTGTGTGGTTAACTTTTTCATCTGCGATAACCTGTCTAACTTGAGTTAACTTTGTAAACTGAAGAGATAAGTTTTTACTCTCGTCAGGATTTTTTTCATACCAATTATAATAATCACCCATTACCTCCTCGTACAATTTTGACTTGAGTCGTAAATAAACTGGTGTTATGATTTTATCAGGTAAATCTAAAACGTCTTCTTTTAAACGACGAAGAACCGTTGTTGTAGTTCGGTCTCTTAATTCCTCCAAGTTAGACGCTCCCATTACATTCCAAACTTTTCTTGGTCCTACTTTGAACTGATATCCTGCACAATATCTGACAACATACGCCATCCAATTCTTAGCAACAGGAGAGTCAACCAACGATAACAAATTAAAATAATTAATTGGTCTTGATGTCATCGGGGTACCTGTTAATAACCAAAGTCTATCAACATCTTTAACAATATCGTTAATTAATTTTGTTCTTTGAGCTTGGACATTTTGAATGTAGTGTGCTTCATCAATGATTACTAAATCAAACTTGTCTTTAAAAATTTGAGACTTTTCTTTGTTTTTTGTATCGTGGAAATTTTTGATAATATCATAATTCATTATCAAAATATCGTGTTCACTTGAGTAGTTTTTACCTTCACAAACATAACTTGTTTTGTTACTGTAAAGTTGATATTCTCGTTGCCAGTTAATCTTTAAAGATGCTGGACAGATAATTAAAATCTTTTTAGCACCTGTCTCTAATGATGCGATAATTGTTGAGGTAGTTTTACCTAACCCCATATCATCAGCCAAAATGTATTTCTTATTTCTTAATAATTGTTCGATTGCAATTTTTTGGTGGTCCAATGGAGGACGATGAGAATATTTTGAATAATCTATTTCACCAATATTAACCTTATTGTCTTTGATAATAGATGCCTTCGGAACCCAATATTCTTGTAATTCATCGGATTCAAAAAACTTTCCCCAAATATGAAACGCTTTATCTCTTTCACATAAAATCTTTTCCACCCACATTTTTTCGGGGACGGTCATTAAGAATTTATCATCAGCAAGTTTTTGTGAAAAGTATGAATCAAGTACCACCCATTTACGAGCAACTTTAGGTACAACATCTTTATTCTCAAAGATGTAATCACATTGGCTTCTTGTAGGGAAAAATTTAGGGTTTTTTTCTAACTTAATTTTTAAGTTAATAATGTGGTTATTGGCCCCTTGGTATTCCTCTAAAATCTTGATTGCCTTCGATTCTATTGTTCTTGGTTCTGCCATCAAAAAGCATTTTACATAATAATAATCAATATAATTGTATTTATCAATATGGGAGAAAAATTAGTTCCAATTACAAGATTAGGTAAATTCTTTGGTGGTGAGGATTATGCCCTTGATATTGCAATGGGTTCAGAGTGGTTAGAGGGTGATATGAACTTTACCGTAATCCTTTATAGAGTCGACAGATATAAAACAAATACTGATGATGTTTATGGAGAAGCTTTGGAAGGTGGTATCAAATACCTACCCCCTGTTGAACTTAAGGGTCTTGTTCAAATTATGGCACCTACCACACAATTCTTAGGTCAGAGTAGGGTTGAACAAATGGAACCTGGTAATATGAAATTTTCTGTTTACCAATCTTATCTTGATGAACTTGGTGTTGATGTAATGTTTGGTGATTACTTGGGTTATTATTTAACTGAAGATAAGGTTAGATATTTCTCTGTAGCCGATGATGGAAGGGTTACTTCAGACAATAAACATACGTATGGTGGTTACAAACCATTCTACAGAACAATTATCGCAACCCCGGTTACGGTAAATGAATTTGACGGATTTTAATGAAAATCATCATCACAGAGAGACAATACAATATGTTAAGACTACAACGAAGATTGGGGTATGTCGATGAACACATAAGTGACTTGGACCGTGATTCTGTTTGTGATTATTGGAGTAAAGATGAAATTAGAGAATATGTTGATTCATCAATGGCAAATATTGTCGAACAATTATGTGAACAAATTGGTAATGATGATTTATATGAGTATATCTATCAATATCTTATTGACAATGGGTATCAATCACAATTTAGGGATTTCTTTATTCACACCTACGATAACTATTGTTCAAAATAATTATAATATATGAAAATACTAATTACTGAATCACAATTTGAATCTGCCTTTTTAGGTAAAAGAGTTATGGTGTATTATAACCTACACAAACATACTTTTTCAGTAACGTTTGATGGTAAGGTTATTATGCACGCCGACTTTGTAAAATTAAGTGATGTGGAGTTCAGAGTTAGAAAGGGTGGTAGAGACCGAGTTCGTCGTGAAAAATCAAAAAATGTTCACGCATTTGTTATTGGTTACTTGGAAGATTTTTGTCAATACCCTTGTGAAAATATCCCTAAAGAACCAAACGGTATTGTTGTAACATATAAGCCCGATGTTTATGACTCATTTGTTTACAAAGATACTGAAGAACCAGTATTTCACGCCAATGCGGTTGATATGGTAAATCGTAAAAATAAAATTTTTATTGTTAATAACTAATATGGGGTTCCCAAAGCAAATAAAACCAAACATAGATTTAGTTCCACCAAAAATTTTATCCGAAAGAAGACGAGAACTTCTTGAGTATATTCAAAAAGATGGGACATATCTACCAAAGTCCGTATTACACGCTGATTTGGATAGGGGTATGCTCGATTTTGTTAAGGATTCTTTAAAACTTGTTGTTGAGGGTAAAACAGTTCCTGTTATTGATAAAATTATCACAACACAAAATTGGTCACAGTTTACTGAAACTTGGAACTTCAAAGACCCTGACTTCAATACGAACCCACCATTTATTACAACAGTTAGAAATCCTGAAGTTAAATACGGAACCAATCCATCCACACAGTATACTATTCCAAATAGAAAACAATTTTATTATGCTACAGTTCCTACTTGGAACGGAAACGTAAAAGGGTATGATGTTTATACAATCCCCCAACCTGTTCCTGTGGATATAAAATATAGTGTAAAAATAATCTGTAATAGAATGAGAGAGTTAAACACATTTAATAAAAATGTGATGCAAACTTTTTCATCAAGACAGGCATATACCTTTATTAAAGGTCAGTATGTTCCAATCATTATGGATAACGTTACGGATAATTCTGTTATGGATTTGGACAAAAGAAAATATTATGTCCAAAGTTATGATTTTACAATGTTAGGTTACTTGATTGACGAAGAAGAGTTCCAAGTAAAACCCGCGGTTAGTAGAGTATTAGAATTATTTGAAGTTGATGCAAGTTTGGCAAATGCTAAACGAGCAGAGATTATGCCACCAAACCCAAATGAATTTCCATTCAATTTTATTTACACATCGGGTAATACAAGTTTAAGTGATATTGTTGATTACCGAATTGATTTAAATTTAATGGGTACAACAAATGTTGATTCATTTGATGTTTACATAAATGGCGATTACTATGGTTCTGATTTAGACTTAATCCAACTCAACACAAATGATATTATTTTGATTGAGGTTAATAAAGAAACTGTTGGTCAAGAAGCAAATATAGACTTTGTTGCCAAGTTGGTTTAATCCTCTCCGTAGATATCTTTTTTTTCTTTACACTTTTCGGCAATTAAGTTTTCCAAAAACTTATAAATCTTTAAACCGTGTTTTTCACAGTGTTTTTTTAACATTGTGTGTGCTTCAACAGAAATCTTTAAATTCTTTATTTTATGAGGTGTTTTGTCCATAAGGCAGAATAAAGGCAGAATAAATTCTTACCGTTTACAAATACATATTCAAAAGTCAAGTTTTTTGTGTTTTAATCAAATATTTATGATAAAAATAAATTCATTTTTAGAAAAGAATAACTAAATGGCAACAGCACAAGCAAATCAAAAGGTTTTCGTCTCACCCGGCGTTTATACTTCAGAAACAGACTTATCTTTCGTAGCACAAAGCGTAGGTGTTACAACTTTGGGATTAGTTGGGGAGACTTTAAAGGGTCCAGCCTTCGAACCAATCTTCATTACAAATTACGATGAATTCCAAACATTTTTTGGTGGAACAGAACCAGTAAAATTTATCGGAACTCAAATCCCTAAATATGAGGCGGCTTACATTGCAAAGTCTTACCTACAACAATCTAACCAATTATTCGTAACAAGAATTTTAGGTTTGTCAGGGTATGATGCTGGTCCATCTTGGTCAATTAGATTAATTGCCAATGTTGATGGAACAACTGTTGGAATTGACACAGGATATGCTATCCCTCAAAACTTTACTGCAAACTTTAGTGGATATTCATCAGGTAGTACGATTACATTCACATCGTCATTACCTTCAGTGTTATCTAATGAGTTGAATGTTCAGTATACATTAGCGGATGGTTCAACATCAACTTATAATTCAGACATCACATCGTTTGTACAAAGTATATCAGGTAATACAAATCTTTCAGCAACAACTGCAGTTGTTTACGGAGCAATCCCAACAACAGGTTATACAAACCTTGATGGAACATTTACAGGTTTAACTAACCAATTTGGTTGTGATAGTATTGATTTGGAAGCTAACGATTTAACTGACGGAAACAACGACACTTGGTTCTACGCAGCATTCAATCCAACAACAGGTAATGGTTACTCAGGTTATTCTTGGGATTATGCGGTTTCAAATTACTTTACAGGCGCTTCGGGAACATTCTACGGAACATTGTCAGGTAGTATCTACACTTATAGTGGTACTGCTTATACAGATTACAATAACTTGGTTGTTGCAACTCTACGTTCAAGAGGTATTTCAATCTATGACGCTAACGACCACGGTATGACTTACCAAGTTACAGGTCTTACAGATTTACAAATGGTTACAACAGGCGCATACTCAGGTATATCACAAAGTCCTTTTGCAACATTCCAATTGAGTGGGGCAACTTATCAAGGTTCAGGATTTACATTTGATGTATCATTCCAATCAAATAATTCAAATTATATTACAAAAGTATTAGGTGTGACAAACTTCTTCAAACCAAGAACTCAAGTTCCTGTATTTGTTGAGGAGTCTTACCCTGGTCTTTTAAACTATGGTTATAATAAAGGTTACATTAGAGGTATTCAGCCAGAAATGGTTGCTTTACCTGAAGCGAGAGATACTTCATCTACAACGACAATCGCTTGGTACCTTGATAGATATCAAACACCTAAAACACCTTATGTTGTATCTGAATTAAGAGGTAACAAGGTTTACAAATTATTTAGATTTGTTTCTATCTCTGATGGTAACTCAGCTAACACAGAAGTTAAAATTTCAATTGCTAACCTTTCGTTCAGTAATATGACATTTGACATCTTAGTTCGTGATTTCTTTGACACAGATGCTAATCCTGTTGTTTATGAAAAATACACAAACTGTACGATGGACCCGGGTTCAAACAGTTTCGTAGCTAAAAAAGTTGGTTCATCAGATGGTGAATATCCTTTAAACTCGGCATATATTATGATTGAGTTATCTGACGAATATGTAATAGATGCACTTCCTTGTGGATTCTATGGTTTAGAATCAAGAGTTTACGAAACAGCATCAAATCCATCACCTTTCGCAATAATCAAAAACAAATATTATTATCCAGGTGAAACAGTATTTGACCCACCATTTGGTACAACTGCAGGTGGTTCTAACATTGTAACCTCATCAGGAGATATCGTAAGAAGAACTTACTTAGGTTTTTCAAGTTCTTTAGGTATTGATTCTGACTTGTTACAATACAAAGGTAAACAAAATCCTGTTACTAACTGGTACTTGGCTACAGAATCGGCACCTTGGAATTACTTAACACAAGGTTTCCATATGGATTCAGGAGCAACAATTGTAACTATCGGTGATGCATTCGTAACTAGTGGACAAGCGGCGTTTGTTTGTGGTGTAGCTAATTTCTCTGACGAACCTACAACTCAAGAAAACCCATACTACTTCTTATATTCAAGAAAATACACTATGTGTTTCCAAGGTGGATTTGACGGATGGGATATCTATAGAGAGTTTAGAACAAACCAAGACAGATTCGCATTAGGTGCATCAGGTTTCTTACAAGGTGCTTACCCATCAGTTAGATACCCTAACGCTACAGGAGACGGTACATTTAAAAGAATAGTTGTTGCTAACAACACTCAAGACTTTGCTAACACCGACTACTACGCATACTTACTTGGTATCTTGTCGTTCAACAACCCTGAATCAACAAACATCAATGTATTTGCAACCGCAAGTATCGATTATGTTAACAATTCTAACTTGTGTGAATTGGCAATCGGAATGGTGTCTAACGAAAGAGCGGACTCTGTTTACATTGTAACAACACCTGATTACAATATGTATACACCTGACGCTAACAGTCAATTTGAAATTATTTACCCTCAAGAAGCGGTTGATAATCTTGACCAAACAGGTATCGACTCAAGTTATACAGCAACGTTCTATCCTTGGATTTTAACAAGAGATACTGTTAACAACACTCAAATCTATCTACCCCCAACAGGTGAAGTTTGTAGAAACTTAGCATTGACTGATAACATTTCATTCCCTTGGTTCGCATCTGCGGGTTACACAAGAGGTCTTGTAAACTCAATCAAAGCAAGATTAAAACTAACTCAAGAAGATAGAGATACTCTTTACCAAGGTCGTATCAACCCTATCGCAACTTTCGCAGACGTAGGAACAGTAATTTGGGGTAACAAAACTCTACAAGTTTCTGATTCAGCATTGAACAGATTGAACGTAAGAAGATTGTTACTACAAGCTCGTAAGTTGATTTCAGCGGTAGCTGTAAGATTATTGTTTGAACAAAACGACGAAATCGTAAGACAACAATTCTTGGATTCTGTAAACCCAATCTTGGATTCAATCAGAAGAGATAGAGGTCTTTACGACTTCCGTGTAACAGTAAGTTCTTCACCTGAAGATTTAGACAGAAATACATTAACAGGTAAAATTTACTTAAAACCAACGAAGGCACTTGAATTCATCGATATCGAATTCTTCATTACTCCAACAGGAGCTTCGTTTGAAAATATCTAATAAACTACTAATTATAAGTGGGGTTAATCACCCCACTTTTTGCCAATATGAAAAGAGAATTTAAAGAAGGTATATCAAAACACGGGACACCAGACCTTAAGTATTACGCTTTTGACTGGGATGATAACATTGTCCATATGCCAACTAAAATTATTTTACAGAGTGAAGATGGTGATGATGTAGAAATGTCTACAGATGATTTCGCCGAATACAGAAGTAAAATAGGAAAAGAAAAATTCGATTACAAGGGTGAGACTATTGTAGGATTTTCTGATGACCCATTTAGAAACTTCAGAACACCTGGTGATGGACAGTTTTTAATAGATGCTATGAGAGCTAAACCAGGTCCTGCTTGGGATGACTTTGTAGAAGCGGTTAACAACGGGTCCATTTTTGCGATAATCACCGCAAGAGGTCATAACCCGAACACAATTAAAGAGGGAGTTTTCAACTACATCATAAACAATTATCAGGGTATAGATAAGGAAAAACTTTTAAAGAACTTAAGAAAATATCGTGAGTTTGCGGGTGAAGAAAAAATGACTGATACACAACTTATACGTTCATATTTAGAAATGAATCGTTATAACCCTGTAAGTTTTGGTGATGCGTCAGGAGCTCAAAACCCTGAACAAGCAAAAATAAAAGCTTTAGAAGATTTTATTTATTATATTAAATCGATGGCTTCTTTACTTAAAGGTAGGGCGACCCTCAAAAAAGACATTGCAAATAAATTTATTCCTGCTGAACCTAAAATAGGGTTTTCCGATGATGATTTAAAAAACCTAGAAGCAATTAAAGGATATTTTAAAGACAAAGAAGAAGGATTAACTACTTATTCAACAGCTGGAGGAATTAAAAAGCAATATTAAATAAACTGGAAACTAGAACTAGATACAATGCAATAGTAGAAAATTAACCTTTAAAAGTCAATAGGTAAAAAAACTACAAATTGTATATTTATAGATAAATTAACAAAGTAAAAGAAACAAAGAACAATGGCTGATTTATTAATGAAAATGCCGATACCTTACGAACCTAAAAGAATGAACCGATTCATTCTAAGGTTCCCATCATCTTTGGGTATCAACGAATGGTTTGTTGAGAGCGCTGCTCGACCACACATTACAATTAATCCGGTTGAAATACCGTTTTTAAATACATCTACATTCGTTGCGGGTAGATTTAACTGGCAGACAATTCCGGTAACATTCCGTGACCCAATTGGACCTTCAGCCGCACAAGCTATGATGGAATGGGTTCGTTTATGTGCGGAATCAGTAACTGGTCGTATGGGTTATGCTGCGGGTTACAAAAAAGATGTCGACCTTGAGATGTTAGACCCAACAGGTGTTGTAGTAGAAAAATGGATATTATATGGAACATTCTTAAGTGATGTTAACTTTAACCAGTTGAATTACAGTCAGGATGGATTAGCAACCATTGCAACAACACTTAGAATGGACCGTTGTGTGTTAATTTATTAAGAATTGTTTATTTACTTTTTTTTCAATTTATATTTAACCGTAGAGCTAAACTCTACGGTTTTTTATTATGGATGAATCAGCACAATATGGACAGATGGAATTTTCATTACCACACGATGTGGTACCGCTACCATCAAAAGGAATTTTTTACAAAAATAAAAAAGACAGTGTAAAAGTCGGATACCTAACAGCTGCAGATGAAAATATTCTTATGGCTGGTGGTAGAGATATGACATTGAATCTATTAAGAGCCAAAATTTATGAACCAGGTCTTAGACCTGAAGAATTAATGGAAGGTGATGTTGAAGCGATTTTAATTTTCTTACGTAATACATCTTTTGGTTCTGATATGGAAATTACGGTAACTGACCCAAAAACAGGTAACCCATTCAAAACAAATGTTGATTTGAGTGAATTGGATATCAATAAAGGAAAGTCTCCCGATGAAGATGGAACTTGGACCGTTATGTTACCAATGTCAGGAAAAAATGTTAAATTAAGACCACTTACATTCGGACAATCAATCGAATTAACAAATCAGTTAAATACATACCCCCAAGGTAGAATCGCACCAAGAAGAACTTTAAGACTCCAAAGAGAAATTGTCTCAGTGGATGGAAATACTGATAAAGGTGAAATTGCTAAGTTCTCAGAACAAATGCCTTTAGCAGACTCAAAATTCATAAAGAAATTTATGGATGACAATGAACCCAAATTAGACTTAAGTCGCGTCGTTATAGCCCCGTCAGGAGAAAAGCTCACAGTGAATGTTGGGTTTGGGGTTGAATTTTTTCGCCCTTTCTTCTGAACATAGGCAAACTCAATTAGACGAATTTTATTATATGGCAAAACTTCTTCATATAGGATGGGGGGAGTTTTTGTCTATGCCCATTTTTTACAGAAAATATCTTTTAAATAAGTGGATTGAGGATAATCAAAAACCATAAAATCAAAGTAGTCCTATTTATAGAAAAAAAGAATCGCTATGGGTCAAATGGATGAATTATTTGAAAATTTAGAAAAGTTTTTTAAACCTTTAAAAACTTCCGCTGATATTTTCAACCAAATTAGTGATGCTGTTACAAAAACCAATAACGCTTTTGGTGAATCAAGAACAAGGGTTACAGAGTTTTCGACAAGTGTTGCTGATAGTGTAAGAGAGGTTACAAGACTTGGTGGTACCGCAGCTGATGCTGGTAGGGTAATTGCCCAAGTCGCTGAAGGGTCTCGAAGAAATATGATTGCCACTACCGAAACAATCACAGAACTTTATGCCGCTGGTAAATACCTTGATACAGAAGTTCAAAACCTTACAGAATCTTTTGGTAAAGCTGGTATGGAAGCGTCTTTAATCGCTGAACGAACCGTTGATAGTATAAGTTATATCCAAAGTTTAGGGTTAAATGCTAGGGAAATTATGAAGGACGTTGTAGAGAATATGGATATGATGAACCGATTTAATTTCCAAGATGGTGTTATGGGTTTAACAAAAATGGCGGCTCAAGCGTCTATGTTGAGGTATGATATGAATAAGACGGCTGAATTCGCGGACTCAGTTATGGACCCTGAGGGGGCAATAAAAATGGCGTCAACATTTCAAAGACTTGGTGTAACAATGGGGACTTTGGTTGACCCGTTTGCATTAATGGATGCTTCGATTAATGACCCTGGTAAACTACAAGATAGTATTATCAATATGGCCAAAACATATGCTCAGTTCAACGAAGAAACGCAGAGATTTGAAATTAATCCATATGGGTTAAGAATGTTAAAGGAAATTGGTCAAGAAACTGGATTGGGGGCAGAAAACTTGAAAAAAGCTGCAATTGCTGCGTTAGATTTAGATACTCGTTTAGCTGATATAAGTTTTAGTATTGACGCATCTGATGAAGATAAGACTTTAGTCGCTAATTTAGCTAAAAGAGATGAGGGTGGTGAATATATTGTTAAAGTATCTGATGAGGAAGGATATAAGAAACTTTCAGAACTATCTCAGGGACAGTTTGAAAAACTTGTAAAACAACAAGAAGATACTCCAAAAACTATGGAGGAAATCGCCTTAAAACAATTATCTTTTGACGAACTTCAAACTAATTATTTGAAATCTATGGCAGATGGATTAGCAGCTTCTCTTGTTGGACAAACCTCAGTATTTAGAAACTTAGAAGGTTTTAGAAGAGTTGGAGAAGACGTGCAAGGGGCGTCTTTTAGTGCTATGGGTAGTTCCCAAGACATTAGAAAAATGTTTGAAGGTGTCGGTGATGATATTAGGTCTTTGGTTTATAACGCGGCTCAGAAAAAAGACGCTAAAAGTATCGATGAAGCGTTAAGTGCTATTGAAAGTGCTTATGAAGGTACTAAAGATAAGTCAGCTGAAATGATGAAAACATTCTTAGCTAACTTGGGAGATAACAAACCTAAGAGTGAGATTGAAGGAATGTATAATAAAACTATTAAAATGATACAGGATAGTGTTGGAT